ACTGTGATTTTTAAACATGTCCTTTAATCCAGCAACCGATTGCCCCCGGGAAGATTGTCATATTCATGAAACTCCCGTGGGCACAACCTGCGTGTATTATCCGCCGGTTTATGATAAGTATGGAAATAACATAAACCCGGATGGTAATGTCTCAACTTATCATATGCACTGTTATACGTGTGATAAGAAATGGGTAGATTCCTATCAATTTGGCGAGAAGATTGAAAATGCAGGATAAACAGGCGTTTATTGATGGTGTCATGGTCCTGGTTGAAACCCAGGGACTGACATATATGGAGGCTGTAATTGAGTGGTGTGCTAGGCATTCCATCGAAATTGAGGCAGTTGCACCACTAATTAAAAAGAATAAGTCTTTGAAATTGTTGGTAAAAAAGGAAGCCGAAGATCTAAATTTTATCAAGAAGACAGGGGCGCGGCTTCCGGTATAAATACCCCGTACTGGAGGGGTTTTAATGCGGATTAATATTCTCGGAAGACCTACTAAAAAGGTTAGTAAAAAGCAATTAGAACAAGCCGGAAGATGGTTTTGCAAGAAACTATTCGACACAAGTACTCTCAGAAGACTAAAATTACAAGTCAAGTTAAACATTAATGATCCGTATCTATTTGGAGAGTCTTATTATGATAATCCAAAAACATGTAATTATCGATACGATATAAGCCTTAATCGCCATCTCGGTGATAAAAGAATGGTTGCTACACTAGCTCATGAGTTAGTACACGTAAAACAATACGTGTACGGTGAATATGTTAAATTCACAAGGGCAGATAAAGAGCATTTGATCAAATGGTGCGGTAAATACATTGACCACCAAACTACACCATATTGGGAATACCCGTGGGAAATTGAAGCATGCGGCTTAGAGGTTTGTTTATACCATCAATACTGTGAAGAAGTTGAACACTAAAAGGAGTAAATTATGGAAGCTACTATTAAGGCGAATGACGACGAATTTCTCTACGTAACTAATAAGGACATCGTCGACAAGGACGGAAATCCAATTCGATGGATTCATGAAGATGCTGTGAAGAAGAACACTGAAGTATTCGCAGCGGCCTCGACCAAGCTTATTACTGGCACATGCGACCTAGCTGAAGAAATGTTCGCTGTTAGGTATGATCTAGTGCATCAGAAGGATCTTACCGATAAGATGAAGTATGATATGTTGTGTGATGCCATGCTTATCTTTGAAATTGAGTTTGACAAGATGGTCAGAGAGATTGCAGACAGTGCAGACCCAGTCGCAGCTTAGTAGAGAAGAAATCGTAGCGTTAGTAGAGAAGCTTTACTACGCTCATATTTCTAAGTCTACAACCAGGTATAATAATACTAAGAAAATCTTGGCAGAGATCTTTCAAAAGGTTTTGAATAGAACAACATGACTCCATTTGAATGCTACGTAGAATACAATGCGTTGAAGCGCCATTTTACTTCTACGTATGATTATTTCAAATATAGAGGTAAGCTAAAACTGTCCCAGAAAACCTTTGACTCTAGAGGTGATAAGGTTTTCTTTGCGAAGGTAGCAAAGCACCGTGATCCTACCGGGTTCATTGTTGCTAATCTTTTGGTTAATCAAAAGGCCTGGATTCGTGACATTGCCTATTCAGAACAGGCAGAACGCATATATGCTGAATGGATTAAGAAGAAGGAATCGCTATCTTATACGTTCAAATCAGATTTGAAGAAACTGGATTTGGATTTCGATTCTAACCTAAAGGTTAAATCCGGCGAACATCCACTATTGATTAAACTATACCTAGGGGATGAAATCAATTTCGAAACTGTCTGTATTATTTGTCAAATAACAGAATGTCTTGTATACTGGGAGCGTAAGCTCTTAGGTGATCCTGTTATAGAGGAGGTATGTACTAAGATCAAAAAGTATCTACCGTTCATGAATACTGATGGCAAAAAATATGAAAAAATAATTGTCGATTTTTACTCGACGGTTTAAACCGGCAGTATAAATATACTGAGCGTGTATGCTCTTATACAGTTAATACATAAAATACGATAACATACAAGGAAATACAATGGTTGATTTTAAGACACTAAAGAAGAATTCGGGAGCTAACTCCCTCCTAGCTATCCAGGGTGAACTGGAAAAGCTCACAAACAAATCCGAAAATTCAAATGATGAACGCTTCTGGCAGCCTACGGTTGATAAGGCCGGTAATGGTTATGCTGTAATTCGTTTCTTGCCGCCTCCAGGTGATGAACCTACTGCGTTCATTCGTTACTTCCGTCATTCGTTCCAGGGTCCTACTGGTCTGTGGTACATTGAAAACTCTCTTACTTCACTTGGTAAGGATGATCCGGTTGGTCAGTTTAACACTGAGCTGTGGAACACTGGTCTAGAGTCCAACAAGAAGATTGCTTCGAAGCAGAAGCGTAAGTTGACATTCGTGTCCAACATCTACGTCGTTACCGATCAGGGAAATCCTGATAACGAAGGTAAGGTATTCCTCTTCCGTTATGGTAAGAAGATCTTCGACAAGTTGAACGAAGTAATGAACCCTGAGTTCCCGGACGAGCAGCCAATGAATCCGTTCGATCTTTGGGAAGGTGCTAACCTGGCACTTAAGGTTAGAAACGTTGAGGGTTATCGTAACTACGATAAGTCTGCCTTCATGAGCAAGAGCGCATTGCTTGATGATGACGCCAAGCTTGAGGCTATCTGGAAAAGCCAGCATTCTCTACAGGAATTCCTGGATCCTAAGAACTTCAAGACGTACGATGTACTTAAGTCTCGTATGAATCTGGTTCTGGCAAATCCTGCCAAGGCTAATATTCCGGCTGCCGATGCTGCTGCACTTCCTTCACGTTCTGCAGCCCAGGATGTTAAGGAAGAAATCGAGTCAGCCGGTGCTTCTGGTGAGGACGATGAAGACGTCGCCTTCTTCACTAAGATGGCTACTCGCTAAGCTAATAATTACTGATAAGAAAAAGAGGCTCTTCGGAGCCTCTTTTTTATTCAAATGCATAGCCAGGAATTTTGCTTCTATCACCAACGTTCAAGTCAAATAGCTGAGCCAGCATTCTATTTGAAGGCATAGCAGGCGGCATATCATTTCTTGTGTTTTCATCATATGCTAAATCTGGATTTGGTGTATCACTATAACCAGGCTTGGTCGTCAACGCACCGATCATACCTGCCATAGATCCAACCATGGATCCAATATTTGAAATTGCTCCAACCAAACCTGCCATTGGGGAATTAGAAACATCCGCAGCTGTAGGCGGAACCGTAGCTAAATCATTTACAGGTGAAGAAGGTCTTACTATTGGAGCAGATGAAGTTGATGTCAATGCTGACAGAGTTGTCATTAGTCCAGAAAATTTCTGTTGTGTTTCAGCGATAGTAGGCGCAGACACCGGCGAAGCTGAAATTGCATTTCCTTCTGATGATCCAGGTGAAGCCGATTGTACGCCATCTGGATTATAGTCGACATTTGATCCACCAATACCTGATGGTTCAATATGCCATGGCTCATGCGCCATTCTAAAATTCAAACCAAACTTCTGTGCATTAGAATGTGCCCATGATTTGGCCGAAGGAGAAGAGAATCCTAGATCAGCTGCAATACCTTTTGCATGATTAGATTGTCCAGGTGGCGCAACCCATTTTCTAGCTTCTGTTTCATTACCATATTTTTGAATTGCTTGTTTATACAATACACTTTGAAGTTCGGGTGATCTAAATCCGGATTGAATAGTAATATCGTGACCAGATTGTTTCGCTGTAGTTAGAAATGAACCCAAAGAACCAGCAAAATCCTGCTTGAAGTTTAATGCATCAGGGCGACCAGTGGCATTAAACCTTGCTAGATTAGCTGCACCTGCCTTGGTTGATTTTCCTTCAACAGCACTTTCAAATGTGCTTCTTGGGACAATACTCTGAGATGGGCTAGTTATAACTTCCTTATTCTTTGTTATTGAAGCTCCGGCGCCTGCCGTAATACCATCAGTCTTGTTTTGTGCCCCAGCCTTGGTTGAACTTCCTTCAGAGTAATCTGAAACTGAAGAAGCTGATGGCGACTGGATAGCGGCAGCCTGGGCTGCAGGTGCATCTGAAGCTGATTTGGCAATGTCACCAGACGCGACCGGAGGCGGTCCAACGACATCTCCAATTGCCGCCTGAATTGCCGGTACCGGAGCTGTAGATGGTGAATTCTTAACTAGATTTTCGGCATTAACAATTCTTTGTTGTCTATGTTTACCATTTGAAGCTTCATAATGTTGATCTACTATTATTGCAGCTTCGGCGGCTGTTTTGGCTTGGCGCAACAGTCTGCCGGCACGAGCGTGCGAATTAGCTAGTTCCCATTTAATGAATGCTAGTTGTTCTTCGAAGCCAGACTCACGAATATCTTTTTTGTATATTTCTTTAAATTTAGCTTGTCTGTCTGGCCACCATTGCGCAATACCGTATGCTTTTCCGCCGTCACCAACATCATCGGTTTTTAATGTTGATGATTCTTGTTGTAAATTTCCTACAATGCCGGCTGCTTGTTCTTTAGTCCATCCATCTGCCATAAAGCTTTGCATAGCGCGAGTTGCATTACCAGTTTCTGAAACAGGCTTAAGTCCTGAAACCTGTACAGCGTCAGCCCCACCTGC